GCTCGTGCTGCCTTGGGTACTGGTGAAATTGTTGTTTCACATCCTAAGTTGGATAGTGAACAACGTAAGCATCTTGCTAATTTGCATAGGGTGCGTTCTGGCACTGGTGGTTTATCACGTAAGGCACAACATTTTCGCGTGAAGAATTTTGTTGGTTTTGATAAGAAGGTAGCAATGGCCAAAAAGAAACATGGGGTTAAAGTTCCTCCTGTTATTTGTGCTCGGGAACTTAATTTAATTATTACAAATTGGGAGAAACATAGAGATGTATTCCCAATTCTTGATTCTTATCGTCTTATCGATAATTTAAAGCGACTCCCTGATGGCGTTAAGCAGAATAGATTTAAAAGATTTATGCAGGCTTGGCGATCTACTAGCGAAGTTCAAACCATGCTTAATCGTGGTGGTATAGAGCGTAATCCAGGCCCAGATGATAATTTTGATGTTTTATTTCATGGTCCTGAATGCGCTCGTGCTAATTCTTGGTTGACGAAGGACCAAGTTGAAACTTTGCCTCATTCACGGGAGTCAATTTGTTCCTCATGTAGCCACAAGGTTTTCTATAGCCAGTGGTGGAATAATCAGAGGTGGTTTTTCCATCCTTTGACTACTGACATGGAAGAAGATACTTGTCCTCAACGATTGGTTGAATTGTTGCATAGCAAATCGCCTTCTTTAAGTGCATCTTCTTCTTCTTCTCTTTCTTCTTCTCGTAAGGTTGCCCATAGTGAATCCCCCCGGCCTATCACGCCATTATTACCTCGTGAAAATAATACGCTTGATGGTTGTGTGTTGAATCGTGAAGATTCATTGAAATTTATGTCATGGTGCAATCCTTATTTTGAGGTTAGCGATGTTTCCCGAAGAGAGATGGTTCTCGTTTATTCTGGGGAACATCGTTTAGCACCAAATCGTAATGTGCAGGAAATTAAAGAAGATATGAGAGTTTGTCAGATTGCCATCATTGGTTCTTGGTTTTGGCTGAAATGTTCAACCTGGCTGAGTTTAATTATTAGTGCTTGTGTCTTGTTTTCTTTTCCCTGGATTAATTTATGGTGTCTCTCCTCTTTCTTTGGATTTGGGCTCACTTGGTTTTTGTATAAGCATTGGTTTGTTTTACCTCGTGTTCGTGTTGTTGACTATGTTCCTCATATTGTGTCTTGTGTTATTCAGGATACAGATCGACACACTTCGGCTGAAGTTTTTTGTGCCAATGTTAAGGCAAAGATTCGTCGTCTTGCAGCTCTTCCTTTGAGTGATAAGGATAGTCTTCCTTTTGTTGAAGGTAGTGCTCTTGTAGCCCAATATCTTATAGCGAAAGATCAGTTTTTCGGGGTTGGGGCCTCTTGTTTCGAGGGGCCCCACCTGACCCTTTTGTAACAGATCGTAAAGTCTTTGCTGAAGGGGCTCGGGCCTTTGAAATTGCTGGAAAGTTTAAAGAGGATTGGTCACCTTTATTGCGTCCTAAATCAAAATTAGTTGATGATCATAAATGTCCAATTCATTGGCAAGTTTGTCGTAAACAACGCAGGAAGATGTTTCGAAAATTACCTTTTGTTGCTGTCCCGGGTTATGCTCCATTGTGTTTAGATTCAAATGATCCGGACACCGTTGATTGTGGGTTAAAGCAACGGGTTTTGAGAGATCTTCCTAAAATTAATCCAAGGTTTCTTCCTCAACTTAAACAATTTGTCCATTCCTTTTGTGAGAAGAACATCCCTCATGTTGATGCTTGGTCTTATGAAAAATGGCGTAACTCTTTATCTTTTTCTGGTGAACGCCTTGCTCAGCTTGACCATGCTTATGAATTACTTAGGGGGGGTTGTCCTTCTCATCGTCAATGTTCACACATTGATTCGTTTCAGAAGACAGAGTCTTATGACACTTGGAAATGGCCTCGTTGGATTAATTCGAGGTCTGATTCTTTTAAGGTTTGGTCAGGACCGCGCATTAAGGCTATAGAGGAGGTGGTTTACTCATTGCCTTATTTTATTAAACATGTTCCCGTTGTGGAACGACCTTCTGTTGTTAAACGATTGAAGAAGGCTAATCGTCATTATTTTGAATCCGATTTTACTTCATTTGAAAGTCATTTCATTCCTGGCATTTTGGATGCTATTGAGTGTGAATTATACCGTTGGTGTTTGGCTAATGATCCGAATGTTGGTATTTTAACTCATGCTTTATGTGGTACCAATAATTTACATATGCGAAATGGCTTTCGTTGTAAAGTGCGCGGTCGTCGCATGTCCGGTG